GTTCTTATTGATTTAGGGTTTGATATTTTGTTTCAATCCCGTGTGAGATTGGCTGGTATTGATACCCCTGAGTCTCGTACAAAAGATTTAATGGAAAAGGCTCTTGGAATTGAGTCTAAAGAATACCTAAAGAAGGCTCTAAAAGATGCCAAGTCAGTTGTAATTAAGACTGAGAAGATGAACTCATCTGAAAAGTATGGTCGCATTTTAGGCTGGGTATATATTAATGGAGACACAGTATCTCTTAATGACATGATGATTAATGATGGATATGCGTGGGGCTATATGGGTGATACTAAGGTAAAGGATTTTGATGTACTTGCTAAGGCAAGAAAGAAGTCTGGTAAGTGAGTCACGTACTTTACTTTACTGCTGAATGGTGTAAACCATGTGAAAGAACTATGCCAGTAGCAGAAGAATTAAAGAGGGGTGGACTTATAGATTTTATATTTGTTGATGCAGACTACGAAAGAGAGCTTTTTGAAACATTTGGTGTTAAGTCTGTTCCTACATATATACTTCTTAAAGATGGTCTAGAGGTTAAACGTATGACTGGTGCAAAAACTCGTGAAGAATTCTTGGACTTCGTAAATGCTTAATGATGAAGAAATAAGTAAAATAGTAGACAGCCTAATACTTGAAGGTGGCATAGAGTTTGCTGGTGTTGATCCAGAGAGTGGAGAAATACTATACTCTCTTACCCCAAAAATAAAAGAAATAATGCCAGAGCTGTATGAGGAGCATATAAACTTCATAAACAATGACTTGATGGCTCTTTGGGAAAAAGGGTTTGTAAATATAGATTTTTTTAATGATGATCCATTAATATATATTAGTGATAAATCTTATGATAAATCTGAGGTTATGAAGCTTTCCAGAGAAGAGCGATGGTCTTTGCAAGAGCTAAAAAGAACCATAGACTCTCAAGAACTCTGATATAATGATTATATGTTGAACATACAAGAAGGCAATTTTGTCATGGGCATGACCAAAGAAGGCATAATCCATGGAATGGTTGAGCACATAATGGTAGAGGGTGGAACACTTGGCACACCTGGATCAGAATATTCTCTTGTCTCTATGCCACCAGATAACCCAGCAATGTCTGTAAGAATTTATGAAGAAGAAGATGGCGGTTGGGAAGAAACCGCATATAGTATTGGCATGATGTATAGTGATGCTACAAAATTAGAAACCTTGGATGGTCACACAATGAACTCAAATAATAACACTGACGCCTATGATAACTCAGTTGGTAAAGCAGAAAAACCTAACTATGCAGAAATAATTGATGAGCGTGAAGGTGGTAGTGAGCCATCCAACAGAGAGCTTTATAATAGAATTATTGCTGAAGCAAAAGCAAAGTTTGATGTTTATCCTTCAGCAGTAGCAAATGCGTGGGTATCACAAGAATATAAAAAACGTGGTGGAACATATAAATCTTATGATGAAGACGATAAAGTTAAAAAAGAATATGAAGGTTGTGGATGTCCTACGTGTAAAGAATTAAATGTTAACTGTGATAACTGTCCAATGTGTCAGGCTGGAGAAATGAAGTCAGATTGCTGTGGCAATGTAAGCAAGCAAGCACCTTGTTGGGATGGATATGTACAAAGAGGAATGAAGCCTGGAAAAAATGGCAAAATGGTTCCTAATTGTGTGCCTGCTGCAAAAGCAGATGACTTATGGGAAGATGATGACACAGTTGAATACGATACAGATTCAGTATCAAAGGCTGAAGGTTACTCACCACCAGAAGGAGCAAGATCAGCTGCTCGTAAAGCAATTAAGTTTAAAGAAGATGGCAAGGCCACTGGTGCAGGAACTGCAGTTGGCTGGACTCGTGCAGGGCAGTTAGCAAGAGGAGAAACTATATCTCTTAGTACTGTTAAAAGAATGTACTCATACTTCTCACGCCATGAAGTAGATAAGAAGGGTAAGGATTGGGGAAACCAATCAAACCCTTCTAATGGATATATCATGTGGTTGGCATGGGGCGGAGACGCAGGATTCTCTTGGTCACGAGGTATTGTTGAGCGTGAAAAGAAAAAGACAGTATGGGTTGGAAGCGCATTTAGTTTTAGAGGTTAAAAATGGTATCAACCTTGCTTATTGGCTTGACATCTATAGTCCTTTGCTCTATAATTATAAGAGTAGTACAAAAGCGTAAGAAGTATTTTGCTAAAATTGTTTATACTCAAAGCAGTATTCATCAAATAGTAAAAAACATTTTACCAAAAGATCTTTTTGAGGTACCTAAAATACTTTCTCAATCAAGAAAGCATGTCAGTAATAATACTGTCAAGGTACTGATAATAGAAGATAACGCATATTGGGTACACAACAATATGTTTTATGTGGCAGATGCAGTTGATGGATCAGTAGATTCAGAAACTGTTAGGCCAGTAGACACAAACAATATGTCAAAGCGAGATATTGATAAGATGCTATTCATACTGGATAGCTTAAAGAATGGGAATTCTGATGATAGTAGCAGTGCATGGAACGAATGACTTTAATGATTATAAAGTCTTTCTTCGTGCTATGAGCGTTGCCCTTTCTGGAATGCAAGATGGAGATACAGAGTTTATAGTTTATTCTGCTGGACCAGCTTCAATAAACTCATTTGTATCTGAGTTTTGTAATTTATCAGAAAGAGGAATGAAGTCTCGTGGAAGAAAGATTAAGTTTTACAATGTTCCTTCTTCCTGGATTGAAGAAAACATGCTTAGTGTAAACTATCTTGCTTTCTTGAGCAGACCACATCAGTCTGTATCAAAACTTGTTAAAACTGCAGAAAAAAACAACATTGAAGTAGGAATTTTCCGATACTAAAGGGGTAAAAATGATTGTAAAAGATTTAAAAACAATGGAAAAGATTGTTGCAAAGAACAACAACTTGCATTGGGATGGTTGGACAGTTGTAGAAACAAAGCAGTCTGATATTGCCAAGACTGCTATTAATGGAATTCGTCGTAATGGTAAATGGTTTTTGGCAAAGACTTTCGTACCTGATCGTAATGGCTGGGATATTCCAAATAAATACAAGGAGTAACCATGAAGCAACACTTATGGAAAGACGAAAGTGCTTGCTTTGGTACAGATACCAATTTATTCTTTGAAAGATATGAAGATGATGAGCTTATTAGACCAATAATAGACAACCTGTGTCAATCGTGCCCAGTGCAAAAAATATGTTTTGCTAACGGTGTATCTGGCAAAGAGTGGGGTGTATGGGGTGGTATATACTTAGAGAATGGTGAAATATCAAGAGAGTTTAGTAAGCATAGAACAAAAGAAAAATGGGGTGAGATGTGGAAATCTCTAACAATGGAGAAGATGTAACCAGCTTTGATTCAATATGTGCCATCCTTGGAGAACTGTGGATGGACTATAAGTCTGATAAATACTTTAAAGACTTTATTGAATACAACGATATTGGTCTTCCAATTGCATTTTTAATTGATAATGAACTTGTTGAGCCAACGGTATTGGCAAGACAGTATGTTTATGAAACATGGGATATTTTTCTTGGAGCACTAGAAGTTAAAGAAGATTTAGGCTGGGAATCATTAGAAGATTTATTTCATTATGTAGATAAGAAAGATAAGCAGTAATGTATACAGATTCAATGCGTAGAGCTTTTCATGCCGTTCAAGCACCAAAAGGTTTTGGTGTGCAACTTATTGACAACGAGCACTTTCTTACGATAAAATTAGATGAAAGACACTTTGTAGGATTATCGCATGATGAAAAGATTGCAGCATTACAATATGTTGTTCAACTTAAAAATGCTTTAGAGATGGAAGGTGCTATAGTGTTAGTTACAAGAGAGGCTTTAAATTAATGAATATCCTAGAAGTTACAGTGATTGTTGGCTCTTTGCTTTTTGCTTCCTTGCTTTCAGTATTAGTTTTATCAATTAAGTTTTTAAGACTAAAGAACGATATTAAAAAGATGGCTACTGCCTATTCTAAAGTTACTCAGCTAATGCTATCTAATGATAAGCTAGATAACAATGTGCATCAAGAAAGCTTTATTAAGTTTCTTTCTGATTCTCGTGATTCCGCATTTGATTATATTGAAGAGGTTCAATCAGGTATATCTAAGTTTGTTGAGCAGGTTGATCCAGAAATATCATACTTTAAAGAGTACGGAGACATAATAGCGATGGCACCTAATTACAACTCTATGAATAAAATTGCTACTGCCTATGAAGATCTTATTAAACTATTACCAAAAGAGGAAGTTGAATGAAAGACATTATTCTATCAACATTAACAGGTTTTGGATGCGGTGTCGTGTTCGCAGCATTCAAATTGCCAGTACCAGCACCACCAGTTTTTGCGGGAGTCGCAGGAATTATTGGTCTATGGATTGGCTTTACATTACTAACACGAGTTATATCCTAGGAGGAAAACAATGAATACAGAACAACTAAAGGCACTACTGGCATCATATGGTCGCTCAGTACTTGCATCAGGTCTAGCACTCTATATGGCTGGCGTAACAGATCCAAAGGATCTATGGACAGCACTAGTTGCTGCAATTGCACCAGTAGCAATCAGAGCAATCAACCCTAATGACAAGGCGTTTGGCGTATTGCCAGATGCTAAGGAAGTAGAGAAGGCTCTAAAGACTGCTAAGGCACCTGTAAAGAAGGCAGCAGCTAAGAAGGCTGCTCCAAAGGCTAAGTAAATAGTAAAAATAGTTAGGGCCAGTCCATTTGGGCTGGCTCTTTCTATGCTATGATAGGATTATATGTCAAATACAGCTTTAATTATGTGCACTTATATAAGGTTTGAAAACCTTAAAAAAACTTTGGGTTGCATAGAAAGACAAACCAATAAAGATTTTGATTTTTATATTGTTGATAACTCTAATAGACATGAAAAGTTGTTGGGGTACCTTGATAAATTTGGCAAAGGTATTGATATAACTGTACACAACTATCATAATGAATTTAAACAGTTCGCTAGATTCTTATTGGCAAGAGATCTTGCTGAGCAAGGATATGAAAAAATTATATTTATTGATGATGATGAAATTATTCCAGACACATTTATACAGGAATGCCACGAACAATATGAAGAAGGCTCTATAAAATCTTTTTGGGCACATATGGTTGAAGAAAGATATAACAGAAAAATAAAATTAGAAAAAAATGAAATAGGTAACTACGCTGGAACAGGTGGACTTATATGTAGCTCTAAGCTATTTTTAAATGACGACTTTTTTGATTGCCCTGAAGAATATTGGATCATTGATGATCTTTGGTTATCTTATTATGTATTAAGTTTTACAGACTATAAGATTAAAGAACTTAAAACAAATATTCAATTTATAAAAGATATGAAGGCAACATTCATGACATTAGGAAACTTAAAACAAAAATTTTCAAATGATTTTATTATCCCAGTATCTAAAAAGCTTGATTTAAAGCTGTAGCAATTCTCTATATCCTGCTATTAAACTATTGGCTGAAAAGTTTGTTAATCCTATTTGATATGCCTGATCCTTATAAATACTCATATCACTTTCATAATAATTATCAACTATTTTAGCTAACATTTTAGCATCTCCCCCATAAACATCAAGCATTATACGAGTCATTAGCCTATCAATCTTTTTAGAGTCTGTAAGCCATTCCTGCGGAAGTATCTTGTTGTTAGGGGATATATTGGTCATAAAAACGGGTAGAGCGCTCATTAGAGCCTCGTTCATAGGTAGACATAGGCCTGCATACCGCCTTGGCATTACCATAGCGTCATAGCCTTCGTAGAGGCTTTCTCTGGTATCTGGACTAGAGGTATCAATGACCAGTCTTGGATCATCACATTCTGTATCTAGGGGGGTTTGACTCTTGATTACAAGTTGATAATCACTCTTAGAATACTTAAGCATTTCAATTACCGTACTTGTGCCGTTTCTATCTTTTACAGCAGCCTTGCCACCAATGTGTAATATTTTTTTGTGAGTCTTGCTTGTATTAATATTTTTTGCACCAGCAAATAAATCTATGCTTGTTGGAGGTGGAAGATAAACTACTTTGGTTTTGTCACCAAACTTTTCAACAACATCGGTAAAGTTCCATAGGCTTGGAGCAACTAAAATGTCTGGTAGTTGAAGGTCTGGGTTGGCTAAATAGTCCAAGAATTCATAGTTGTATTGAAGAACAGTTTTAACTTTTCTTTTCTTTGCTATAGAAATAAATGAGTTGTTGTAGAATATTTCACAACTAAGTACTACATCTAGTCCGTCTATGAACTCATATACCTCTTCTTTAGAGGCCATTCCTCGTTTAGTAGTCAAGCAATTGTACCCTTGATACCATTCTGGATGCTGCGTGTTGTCATTAAATTGCGAGGAATCAATAAGAAGAACCTTATCAGGATTAAGCATTTTAACAAGCTCTTTAGTCTGATTACCTAGTCCAGTGTTGTCAGACCTTGCAATGATTCCTAATCTCATAAATCCATTTCTTTATATAATTGTTTTAGTCCTCTTAATGTTCCGATATCCATATACTTTCCACCAGGTTTTACCGCTGATATATTAGCACCATCAGATATCCAATCTTTTAATTGTTTACCAGGATGATCCAGGGTTGGATCTAAATATCTAATCATGTTTTTTCTAAACATCATGGTTCCCCACATATCTGGGTAATTACAATCTTCTACTTTGTCTTCAGACTTAATTACTTTATCTCCAGATAACAATACCTGCCCTACACGACCTTTTAACTCATCACCACATTCCCAAACACCCAAAACTATATCAGCATTGGTTTCTTTAATCATTTCTTTATAAATGTTTACAGGTGCATTTAATATATAAGTATCTGGCATTCCAACAAGCACGGTATCGTTATATTCACCAATCATAAACTTTACTGCATCAGACATTGTTGATGGCTCACGAATAATCAGCTTAATGTTCATGTCCATATTTTGTATAATATTTACCCACTCAGGTCTAGTTGATACACGAACCTCATCACATACTTCTAGCATTTGTTCTACATGCCACTGAAGCAAACATCTTTCATCAGAAATAGGTAGGCAAAACTTTGGTATTCCTCCAATTCTGGAGGCCTTTCCAGATGCTGGTAAAACTCCTATTGTTTGCATTATTTTAACCCATAGTTTTTCTTTAATGTCGCTATATCATTTACTGGCCAATAGTCTAAAGATTTTGTAGGATCGTTAAATGGATATTTATATTCTCCCCAACCTTCTCTTGTTCTATCTCCGCCCCATTTAGCCTTAAAGTAATCATGAAGAGGTTCAATGTTAATTCTTAGTCCGTCTATTGTTGCACCGCCGTCTATTTGACATGATACATCAACTTCTGCAGCAGGTGCGTTTATTCTCATTACATAACTTATAGGTGTATTAGAATGTACAAACTGACTACGCCAAGAAACTGCAACATCCGAATCAGGGTTTATTATAACTTGTTCTTCAAGTATTCTGCACCTTTGATCCCAGTCACAGTCATCAAAATTATATGGATAAAAATTTTCATCAAAATATCCAATTGCTGAAACTAATTTTTTATTGATTCCACAAAGATGCCACCCATGCTGTGTTCTAAACATTAAACCATTGAAGTCTTTAAGCATATCAATGATATGTGAAAAAGGCTGATTAAACAACATTGAAGATGAAACAACAAATGTCCAATCATGATTCTTTTTTAATGCTACATTCCATGCTCTTGCTAACCCAATGTTCTCTGACTGATACTCTACCTGAAATCCATACTTTTTTTCAAATACTTCACACTCTCTGTTTCCACTATTATCTATAAGTAAAACATTTTTATCTCTTATAGATTCCATACATTTATATATTCTTTCTGTTACTCTATAAACAGGGATACAAATTAGATAATCAATCTCAGTATCTGTTTGCATAAACATATCCTCCTCTTTCGGGACTACCTAAAATTTCAATGCCAAACTGTTTTGAAAGCTTTTCAATCATGATGCCAAACCTTCCGTCAAAAGATTTATCAAACTCAAGTGTTAAATATCTAATCTTTGAAAGTATTTCTGGGGGGGTATTAATTATAAGATCAAATTCAGCACCTTCAATATCAATCTTCATAACATCTATCTCATCAATACCGTAACGTTCAACAAGGTCTTGAATTGTAATTGCTAAAACCTCAACAGATTCAGTTAATCCTCCATCAACAATGCTGCTATTACCACCTCTATTTGTAATAAAAACATTTTTTTGTTCATACCAAATAGCATTATTGACTACTGTAATATTTTCAGTTGGATTATTTTTAATATTTTCTTTTAACAAGAAGAAATTGTGTGGCTCAGGTTCAATTGAATAAACTTTTATCTTGTTTGCATCTTCTCTAAACTTATTAAAGCTATCTACATACAGACTAACAGACCCAATGTTTGCACCAATATCAATAAATACTGCATTTTCTTTAAACTGATATTCATGTAGTCTATAAACATTTTCATTCCATGTTTCATCAACTACTTTATAGTCTAAATTATGATCATCACTTGGATCATCTAGCAACTCTCTAATTTTAAAGGAGTAGTTTGTATCTATAGTATTGTAATTCATAGTCCCAGCTCTTCAAGTATATGCTTCCATCTATGTTTGTAGGTATAGTTATTCTTCACTAACTCATGCCCTGCAATTCTTATTTGCTCACGTTCTTCTTCATGTTCTACATAATAGTCAATTAATTCCTTCAGTTGTTCAAAATTTCCATACTCATAAAAAACTAAATGCTTTCTATCTTCAAATTCTTTTTCCATCCCTTGAACATATGGATGTATAAGAAAACCACCACGACCAAGAGTTTCATAAACACGATCAGACCAATAGTCAGGGTAGTTAAAGTTTAGACATAACGTATCTCCAACAACTACCTTAGTAGTCCAGTATATTTTATTTAAAGAAATTCCACGAACACTTTTGATACCACCGCTACCATAGTGCTCAAATCTATTTTTGTATGTATCTTCAAGCCATTCAACTAACTTTGTTCTATATTGCCACTCTGGATGATATTTTTTACTACCAACAAACAACACCTTACGATTAGTTATGCTTGGCCTATAAATACATTCTTCTCCAAATACTCCTGCAGGAAGATAGTGACCCTTAACGTTGGTCTTTTCATTAAACCATTGAGCCATTTGGCTATCAACGGTAAAGAAGTGATCAATTAATTTGTATACAGGAAATGATTCAAGGTCTTTCTGTCTTTGAAGGCCAAACCATAAGTCAAGGTGGTATGTCATACTTGGGATAGATAACGTTTTTAATCTTTCAAGTAGCTTTTCCATAGTTATTTTTCCTGAAGTCTGCCAACCATGTGTATGTATCCAAATAAAAAGATCACTATTTACACAAGCAGCCAAGATATCTTCTGACCTAGCGTCAGACTCTTGCATCCTAACAACTTTATGTCCAAGTGCCTCTAAAGACTTGGCATGGTGAGATTCGCTGGTATAGTCAACACGAAAGTTACCTAAAAAAACTATATTAGCCAAGACTACCCCTTTGTTTTAACCATTATACCAGAATAGCACCCCTGATTGGATTTGAACCAACGACCTGCGGATTAGAAGTCCGTCGCTCTTCCGCTGAGCTACAGGGGTATGGTAGAGCAGGTGAGAATTGAACTCACGATCTTCAGTATATAAGACTGGTGCCTTTACCAACTTGGCTACTGGTGTTTAGTAGGGCAAGTGGGACTTGAACCCACACCTTCCAATTTATGAGATTGAAGCTACTAACCAATTAAGCTATTGCCCCAATGACGTTATTCTTTATTCTGATTAACTCCAACAGTCATTACTAGGTATGAAACTAGATACCCAGAAAAAAATGATACTGCAGTTAAAACAATTAGCTTAAGCATTTGCCACTCCTTCCTTTTCATCTTTCTTCCAATGTATATAAGACTTAATATAAACTGCTGCATATGCTATTGCCATAGCTATGAAGCCATACTGATCTGTAGCAAGTGCATAAGCAATCCATAAGCACTCATTAACACAAAGTATTAGCCAACCCCAAATAGTCTTACGACCTACCAAAAATATACCAGTTACACCAATTGCTGCTAATATCCAAGACCACATTTATTTAGTAGCTGGCATGATTTTGTCACATGGACAAATTATTGATTCTGCCAAATCGCCTTTTGTTTTAATAGTAATTGTTGTTCCACACTCTTTATCCTCACATACATATGTACGTTTATTCATTGCCATGATGTAACCTTTCGTTTTGTCCTCTTGCAATTGCAGCACATACCTTAAAAGCTGCCTTTGTCCTACGACTTTTCATAAAGCCTAACCTCTGCCATACTGGAACAGTAGCCTCAATATCAAGTGCAATCTGTTCCCTAATCTCTTTTACCGTTGTGATGATTAAATCCATCACGTATGCTTTTTGATCATCATCAAGATCTTTAGTCCACCCAGTTGTTTCCATGGATCAATCATATCAGAAAATCAGCGGTATTGCAACTATGGTATGATTAGTATATGTATGAATGCGATCATCACCTAATACCTATAGTATATGGCTACATGCATGGAGACGTAATTGATAAAATAAACAATTATGAAATAATATACGGTGGAATAAAGAGATCTAGTGATTCAGCAGACTGGTTCTGCACTAGATGTCTTGAAGATGTTTATATTTAATTAAATTAATCAACTGCTAAAAAACTTAATTTATCTGAAAATAATTTCCAGATCTTTTCCATATGCTCAGGTTTTAATCCGTCTACTGGATGTGGAGCATCTGTATGTGTCATAGATGGAGTTAGCTCAGGTACACCAAGAGCATCTAGGATATCCTGCTGAGTAATTACTATTTCAAATCTCGCTTCTTTTGCATACTTATGTAGTGCAGCTAGAAACTCACGATTCTGATCAATTCTCTGCTCATGCGTGTAGTATGGACTAATTCCTTCATGCTTTAGCAACATCTCAGTAAATTGAGGTAATGGCTCTATCACTACAACACTAGAATTTATAAAGTTATTATTTATATTGTCAATAAATTTCTTTACTGTCTCATCTGCATTCTTGTACCTAGGTAAAAATGTTCTAGTGTCTACATATCCAAGCCATAAAACCAAAACTCCATCATCTTTAATAACTGAAAATGGTTGTGGCATATGGTTAACAGTTCTAGCAATTTCTACTCCAGAAGACATTTCATCTTCTTCACGCATTTGCTCAACACTAAATCCATGCATTTTCTTAGCAGCTTTAGACCAAGGAATAAAAACTACATCATGTTTTTCTGGATAATAATGCTCTATTGCTCTAGATAAATGGCAATCACCAATCATATAAATTTTTTTCATTACTCAAAATCTACCTGCGTTTCAAACTTTTTAGCCCATTCTGTCATATAGTTATCTTCTCCCCTTGCAATATTAGCAGCAGCAATACGCATACCCAAAGCATTTGTTACTCCTGGAACAATTGGAATAGCCTCTATCTCTGCTGCAATTTCTATTCTTAGCATCATTTCATCCATACTCATTTTATTCCTCCATGTTTAATTCGTAATAGGTTCCCCACCAATGATAGGGCTTGTACAAAAAGGTTGACATATATGCGTGGTACCTACAAGCAAGACCAAGATCATCATGATCTCTATAATGTAAAAACATATTTAGGTGATAGTGAGCATATTTTTCACAAAAATTACCCATCCATCTAAGTGGAAGTATCCTAGTCTTCTCTATCTTCTTTGATCTGCTGAGGAATCCATCGTAATCTTCCATCTACATATACCCTTTCATATCCTAAAGCTTTCCAGTCCATCTTCATAATACTTGGCTCTTTAATTTTGATCCACCTTGTATGTCATAACAAAATAGCATGTCACATAGCCAATAAAAAATGCTGTAATAAGAAATAATATGTTTATCATATATATCAGTATATCACTTACCAGTAAATAAGTCAAGATAAGGTATAATGAATATATGAAAAATAATAATTATTTAGATTTTTTATACCATAAAATTCCAGACTTAACAATGCTTACTTATCCTAGATCTGGCAAACATTGGTTATATTGGAACATATTAACAAATACAGACCTAAAAGTAAACTTTTTTCACGCAATAGGTAAAGAATATTATAAAAATAATCTTTGTGTCCCAATAATAACAGTAGTCAGAAGCCCAGAAGAATGCTTAGCTTCTATAAATACAATGGAACAAAATACAAAAATTGATAACAGACTAAATGAGTATATAAATCATTATGAATTTATTCTAGAGCATGCAGATTTATTTTTTGCATATGAAGACTTAAAGGAAAAAACTCCACAGATAATAGAAGCTATATGTAATAGGTTTGGTGGTACGGTATTAGGGTCAAACCATAACTTTCAAGAATATGAAAGATGGTATAAAGAAACACAGAACCCAATTAAACTTATAACATCAAAAGAGTCTGTTTTGTATCAAGATGTACTTAAACAAACTAAATCTCTTGATTTATCTAAACACAAAAAATTGTATTTTGCTGCAAAAAGCAAAGCAATCAATCTTTAATTTTATCTTTAATGCACCATATGTGTTTATCTGACATAGTTTGATGAGTATCCCAGTATTCAATGTTTTCTTTGTCCATACCGCAGGCTTTACAGTTCATACATACATAATACCTTATTTAGAAAATAAAGTCAAACATGGATTATGATACAAGGCCCATTGATAGATGATTTAAGCACACATCTGCAACCACATATTCGTGGTGATTTACTACAACATCGTAATGTGTTGCATCTTTATCGCAGAAGAAGCACTTATCTTTTTTCATACACTTATTGTATCATGCCAAGCTATAGGCTATAAGTCTTCAAAGCGCCATTTGCTGCAATCTCAGCCTCTTCCTCTGTATGGCAATATCCATATCTTACAACCTTCAACCCATCATATAGGGTCCACTTCCAAGGGATAGATGGCATGTAGAATCCAACACGTTTTTTTTCTACATACTCCTCAACGACTACTTTCAACATATCTCCAAGCATCGCCTGTTAATGGATCAATATGCCATCCAAACTCTTCCTGAAACTTTTCATTTCTTTCAATCATATTCATGTATTTATTGTAGCAAATTTGTGGGGATAAGTCAAATATATTTAAACGTATTCGCCATCCCATACTATTTCCCAAGATGTTGTATTGTATAGTCCTGCATCTACAGAAGCAGATTCTTCATTATATAAGCCACCATCAATGTATGGCACTGGAGGTGGGAAGTATGTATCATCATATACAGTAATAGTTGGGATCTTGTTTCTTAATGTTATTGTTTCTCTACCAAGGTAAATATTGGCTTTAGGGTTTTTTTGACGAACCAATATTTGTGGCACTATGATGCTCCAGTTATATCGTTCACTACTGTCATAATTCCAGTCAATACTGTATATATAGTGTCTGGATCTGGGGTTGTGTCTGTGATTTGAACATCATAAAAATATGATCCTGCAGCCAGTCCTCTGCCAACTGTAGATGTAATTGTACATCTCACGGTAGATGGCAAAACCTTTGTAGCAAGAGCTGTAGTCTTAGTACCCCCAGAACCTCTCTGAGTTCCGATGGTAAAGGCTACTGTTTCATATAGGGATATATCAAAATTACTGCCATCTTGGTTCTTCAAAACAACATCAAATTCGTATGTATCACCACGGTAGTAGCTAAAGTCATGGTTTCCTGGAAATGGCATATGTCCCCCTTTTGTTTAACTGATTATATCACGGTTTAAAGTTCGGCGAAAAATAGAGGTCATAAACATTACTACGCCCTATGAGGGCGATATTGGTTAATAGCCTGATTCGCCATCTTATTAGCATCATCTTCAGTATGAGCATACCCGTATGTGAGAAGGTTTAACCCATTGTAGAGTTCCCACTTCCAGGGAATTGGATCTATCCTGAAGTTTGTTTGAAGCCTCTTAGGGCTTCTTCCTCCATTCTTGCCTTTCTTAAATGGTGATACATACTCCTCAATTACTATCTTCAAGATGAACACTTCACATGCTTTGTCTGCTTATTCTTCTTGTTCCAAAGTATCTGATTGCCAACCAAGATCCTATCATTACAGACAGAGCAGGTGGTAATATACTGGCTTACAATCTTAACCCACTTAGCACCTTTGACAGGGGCATTATTGTTTTCTTTCTTTGCTTTCCTAAGTGCCTTTAGCCTAGATGGGGTCAGGATGTTGCCATCTTTGTCATATCTGACAGTGCTGAAAGAATTGTTCTTTGTTCTAACATTTTTAATCATGACTATCCTTAATAGTTTCTGTGTTTCCAGTTTAGCAGGGTATAGACAAAATGACCATACCAAGTCTTACTACATATCTTAATACCTTCTCCCCCATAATGATCCATCATGAATAGGATAAGTCTGGTTTTGTCGTTTGTCCTGATAAATTTACCACAGTCAATGCAGGACTCAAAGATATATTTGGGTAAAGGTTTGTCAAAGTTCACATCATTCATATACCAAGCATAGCAGATTTTGGACGGTATGTAAAGCTAAGAACACTTAGGACAAACCCTAGTAGGATACTTAATCCCATAAGGTACTTGATACATAGATCCACAGTTAAAGCATAGGACATTTAGCATTACTTACAAGCCAGACAGTAAAAGGGTGTTCTGAGGTTGTCTATATGAGTGTATATGGTTTGAGCACAGTTATGACATTTAATATTAATCATATCTGGGCTTGAAGTAATCATTGAGATTTTAAGGCTATTTGTGTAGTATACCTTAGTGACATACCATGTGATTAATATTAGGCTTAGTGTTATCATATATCAATTGTAGCATATGGCTAGCTGTAGCATATACCTAGTCTTTAAAAGACTCGTAGATACCCATAGCAATCAATATTCCAGAGAAAGCTAGCATGCCGTATATCCAGTAAATGATGATGTCCATAGAGTGATTATACCTGGTTTAAATAGGTTTTATATGTCCGATTTGGGTGGTTTGATAGGGTTTGATAGGATAATAAATCTTACTGATATTTTTTAGATGTGGGTTTCGTGGAGGAAAGTGGAGTAAAGTGGGGGATTGAGCACTTAGACAGATGGCGTCGTAATGTCCAGGACGTTTTAAAGCCTGCTCCCAAACCTCCAAACCTTATATATCCCCTGGATTATACCGCCAAACCTTCCTTTTGTCAAACCTTACATGCTTATTTCCAAACCTTTATAGCTTAAAAACCATATAAAAAACATAGACAAAATGAGCAAATTTGTCCAATAATATATATAAAGGTTTGATAAATATTTAAAAATCAGGAGAAAAGGTTTGATATCGTAATGTTTTATATAGAGAGGTTTTGTGTAGTGGTTTGTCTATCTCCCCCGCCAAAAAGCGGGGACGCCAAAGGCGTGATCGTAATGTCTAATAGGATTATTTAGCGGCCTTGCGACGGGACTTATAAAGAATACAGAACTATACCTATAATAGCTAATGTAATAACAAACCCTGACACTATAAAGTAAAAGAAACCTTTATCTAGTTTGTAAGGTTTGATATCAGAATGCCTGGTAAAACCATCATTAATAAAATATGGTCCTCCATGCTTTGAGAAATAGTTTCTGCCCATATAAAGATTATAACATGGTTTTATGGTTTGACAAATAAGGTTTGATAGTATAAAATGGGAGGTTTTTTAGAGCCTTCGTAATGTCCTCAAATAGGAGAAAAATTTTGAGATCTCGTAATCCCAAAAAATGGGAAAAATTTGGACATATCGTAATAAGGTTTGAAGAAATGGTTTGAATGCTCGGCCCCACCACCGCAGTGGCTAAGGGTTTAAAATTAAATAAACAATACTCTGTGAGCTTTTGAATCCTGTATCTTCTACACCAGCCACACGAAGCAAACCTTTAAATGCTTGCTCTATACTTTCTTGTGCTAGTGGAGTGGATTCTACTATCCCCTCAAAAATACAATGGGCTAGTGGAAATCCAACATCAAACATATCAAATAAATCTTCAAGTTCTGGAATGCGTTCTATCCATACCTCATTAAGGATTTCTATTTTCTTAGCGTATTCTGTAGTCATGGTGTTGATCTTCCTTTTCTGCTTCTGCTGAGTCCGTTAGTGTGATTAAGCGATTGTAAATTACATTAGGTGATAATCGTACCAGATAAACACCAATCATGTCAAGGTCAAGGCGAAGGTCTGCCAAGATATTGCATAATTGTATTGCTACCTTTTCTTCCTTCGTTACCAGTTTTTTTCTCATGATTCTCCTTACCTACATTGTACCAAAAAGAGGAGAGGGGCGCAACCCACCACTAATTGCGCCTCCTCTAATGTAGCCTGATTATATGGCTACGTGCTCAGCGGAAACCTTTGGCAGGTATGCTTCAATGAATAACTGCCAGTCTAATACATTGCCCTGGTTATCAATGATAGTTTCTTTAGAGATATCAATGACTACCGTCGTATCTCCTAGATCTTCGTTAAGATTATTAATAGCATAAATACCAAACCCTGTCTCACTAAATACGGAGTCTTGAATTAAATAACTAATAACCATACGAGTAAAGTAACTAGCATCACTCCACCTAGGTTTAGCATGTAGCAGCGCCATTGCTAGGTCCCGCTGCCATTCTGTCTCACCCCAGTGGCTATATAGGACAACATGTGCAGTGGGCTCACCAATTGCTGCCTCTACATCTTTAAATACATAGCAAATTCTTGCTCCCATTATTCTTGCTCCTCTAGATCTGTAATTAGTTTGGCAATGATGTTATGTGCTTGAATGTTTTCTGTCTCTGACCCACCCCACAAAAGTTTTTGGGCCAGATCTAGTTGACCATTAAGATAGATATCAGTTACCATTAGTCTTCATCCTCTTCTAGTAAATCAACAGGGTCTAAAATATAACCTTTTTCTAACATCCATTCTAATACATCATCATGGTGTTGCTCTGCTCCATACTCTAGAGAGAAGCCCTTGCCTGCCTCTACAGACTCGCAGAGACCATTCCATACAGTATCAAGGTTGACGTCTGCATGGTAAGACTCATCATCTAGTATATCTACAATAACATTCCATGTCCATAGCCATACCATGGGCAGGCCTAGACTTGTTGTCTGCAGTATCTCTAGACACTTGTGTAGTTTATCTCTATCTTCCGTTTTCATTTTACCTCTACTTTCGGTGGTAGTCCCATTAACTCTAACACAGGCCACTGACATTTAGGGCACACATATTCTTCATGCTCCTCCATGTATAACTCATCAGGATCTCCTGCATGGTAGTGGTCACATTCTTGGCATTTCCAGTTATATTCCATGCCGTCAAGTTTTTCACCTTTGAGGTACTCATGCTCTCCACCCCAACCAGTCTCTTCCTCATATGACAAAGTAAATAATAAATCAGGGTACTGAGCAGACAGTTCAGCAAGAGCCTCATCTGGAATTCCCCAAGGGGATTCAAAGTTATACTGAATTACATAGTTCTCACCATTGACTTGCTCTCCACCAATGTAAACACTACTTGCATCCCATTTAACTCCCCAATTAGTAATGTTCCATGTATACCAATCGTTGCCATTTGTAGATTCTGATTTCTGCAAAGGGTATGTGTCTAGATCAGTTGGAGCAATTATGTTCCAATATGAGAAGATAGGACTATCATTAGTTTGTATGCTTACTTCATTAGTCTGCCACTCATCTATTGGCACAGAGATAGGCTTACCTACCTGCTCCTTTAACTTAAGGACAGATGACTCAGATCCTTCTACAGTTAATCCGTTATAAACCCAATTTGGCATGGTGGTCTCTTTCTATTTGTTGGCGGTCTATAGATAAATTATACGTCATAACGTATAGGTCTGTCAAGCAGTCTTTATATCCCTCTCCCCACTGCTTATCCTCAAACTCTTTATATTGCATTTCATTCATCATATTTTTAAGTTCACCGTGCATGATATCAATTAGTGGTATGGAGATATCTTCTAATGCTTTAGTTAAATGTTCGGGTAGGAAAGGATACTTAGCGCTCATTTATATACTCCAATAGGTGATCACAGGTAGCAATGGCTCCTTCATAGTAAGCGTCTGACTCATAGTACTCGTCATCACTAATAGGAATATCATTGTTAGCGTCCTCAACGTCTTGCTCCAAGGAGATTTTGTGAATTTTTATATACTCTCGTAATGTGTCTATGTTCATTTTAATCCATAAAATATTTTGCATGCTTCGCAGTAGCAGTCGTTGTGACTCCATATTTCCTTTAATTCGTCACAATATGGGTCATCGTATTCGCTTATGTGCTTTAGTTTTGATATGTCCATAGTATTAAGTATAGTGGCTTTCGCCAATAATATCAAGGTGTGGCTCTGTGAGTTGTGTCACATCATATCTGTTTATCCTAATAATGTGAGGCTGTTCACAGATACAGTTAGGCTGAATCACCAGGGAATTACTAGTTGTGATTTCAAACAGGGTATCACAATTAGTACATATATACTCATGCTTAGTCCACATACTATTTCTCACATTCACATTCACATTTATAGTTAGGGTCTTGGATGGGTATTCTACAAAAAGGATGAGACTTCATTAGTCAAAGTACCCTTCTGCCCAAAGCCCTTGTAAGAATTCACTTGCCATGTACAATCTTGAGTGTAGCCAAGGGTCATCGTCAGGATTCACGGTAGTTATAGCAGAGTCAATAGCATTAGTCATCTCATCTAAATCTTCTTTAGTATATCCTAACATTACTCTCCCCAATACTTTACAATAGTTTCCATAGTGATATGTAGGTGGCAGTCACAGGGTTCTCCACCCATGTTCTCCTCAAATTCAAAGTGCGATAGGTTGTCCTCATAGATTTCTTCTACTAGTTCGTGTATTGTGTATGGTTTGTATGTTGTAGTCATATATTTATTGTACAGGATTCTGCAAAAAAAAGCAAGTCCTCTTAATACAATTTTCTGAGAATATTTATACTAGTTCTTAAATGTCCAATTTGTACCATTTTGCCTCGGGGCCTCTACAATAGGAGGACAAAAGGTCTCTGGAGCTAATTTTTATTTACATTTAATTAAACAAGGTTTGCCAGATGGCTATCAGACATTATGTGCTAATTGCAATAATATTAAACAATGGGATCGTGTAAAGCGGTTCTAACGAGAATTGAACTCGTGCTTCGGCAGTGACAGTGCCGTGTCCTAACCACTGGACCATAGAACCTAATGAGCAGTTTTAAATCATGCTCAGGATTTTTGCGAACGTTTCTGAAGTCGCAATTTTATTGTATCATGCTAGTTGCATGACACCCTGCACAACTTTTAGTAAGCGATTTTTTTCTGCGTTGATTACAGGGTCAAATCCGCTTGCGCTTGCAAGAATAGATTCGTTAGAACCACCTCTTGCAGAACGATACCAGTCAAGGCGTTCAGTAAGTGCATTAAACGCACCCCACGCATTACCAGCGATCATTCCGTTAAACTCACCAGTGTAAATGTCGTTAATAACATCTACCTTGTTTTCCCATTTCTTGATTGCGCCCTTAGAATCTTTCTCTGGCTTAGGATAAGCAGCGAGAATGATATCGTTGAATTGTTGAGCAGATACTTCTGCCTGAATCATAGCGTTAGCCATGAGATCAAATGAGTCCATGTACTTATGAGCAAGCCCAAGAGTCTCACGTGCAACCTGAATTTTACCTTGTGCAGTTTGTGTGTGACGAATCTTGAAAGATTGCTTCACGCCACCCTTGCGCTTAGTGGTGTTAAGTGCAAGATTGAGAGTGTTAGCGCACACAACACGAACGGGTGTAATGCTTGCTTGAATAGCGATTGAGCCATCGTGTGATGTGTTGATGAGCAAATAAGTCTTTACCTTATCTGCAACACCGCTAGGGTCTAGGATAGTTTCACGCTCTAGTGCTAACGCACCGAATACGACACGACCACCCTTGATTGAGCCAGCAGTTTCCCAACGACCACCGCCGTCTAGGATATTATCACC